ATTAAACCAACTGGTTGCTTCACACCAGTACCATTGATTACACCATCTTCAATTCCAAGCGCTAAAGCTTCCTCTAAGCATTGACGAACATATGCATCTAACCATGTTGGTCCAAGTTCGATATAGTCCTGAGATAAAAGTAAGAATGCTGTTAATTTAGCCGCAACTAAATCGGCAACTGCTAAATCACCTTTGATTTCTGTCTTGATTTCATCTGTAATTTCTCCCCAAACAGCCTTCGCTAACTTTCCTTTTCTCTTTAAAATCTTCGTAATTGCTCCGACAACTGTTGGATTGATTGCATTGATTAATGGGTGGTCCTTCTTAACAGATTCAAGTACACGCTCAACAACTGTAACAGGTAAAGCAGGCCCTGCATTAGTTGCATTTAATACCTTATTGTTACGCACACTTTCAATTAAAGAATTGTAGAACTTTGTTTCTTCTGAAGTTAACGCATGGATTCCGCGTCTATCTAAAATTGATTGATCCTGTGTTTCTTGATACTGTTCAAAATCTGCACGAATGCTATTCTGAATTTCTTCCATCCATCCCTTCAGTGCATCCTGTACTTGTGTCTCGTCACCGTCCTTCATAGATGCGAGAAGTGCGTTAACTCTTTCGTTGTATGTTGCTGTAGTTTTAATCATCTAAAAATCCTCTCTTTCTTTTTTATTTGATGATTGCATTTAAAAAAGTGCCTAACATCGTTTTTTGTTCCGACACTTCATTTGTAGCTTGAATGTGTATTCCATCTTCATCAAGATGTACTTCAATTTGTCCTTGATTTTCGATTTTATTTAACGGTAGCTTTCGAACCAATGAATCAAAAATCAATTTTCTTGCAGAATTCATTACATTTTCTGATTCTGGAACATTACCAATTTCTGAAGCAAATCCCTTTTCGAGTGCTTCTTCTGGAGTAATCCACGTTTCATCATCCATCATTTTCTTAACTTCATCTATTGTGATGTTGACATGTTCCATGTATGTTTTGATAATCTGCTCATTGATTTTTTCTAAATCATCCGCTTCCTTTCGCAATTGGTCAGCGTTTCCAACTGTATAAGTCAATGCATTGTGAATCATTAACAAGCTTGAGTTATTAATAATTCTTTCCGTGCCTGCCATGAAAATCATCGATGCAGCAGAACATGCAAATCCATCAATCGTAGTTGTCACATGCTTTCCACACGTTTTTAAAGTGTTATAAATTGCTAAACCTTCTGCAACTTCACCACCATATGAATTAATGCGAATGTTAATGTTAGAAATATTTTCTGGTAATGCCTTAATTGCCTGGACCATTCCAGCTGATGATGCATCACCATCCTTCCATGGCCATGATGTGATATCACCATAAATACAGATTTCTGCGTTTTGGCCAGTCGTTACTAAATCATAATATTTTTTCATTCATTTACACCTTTCGAAATGTCATCTGCGTTTGCATAGTTTTTGGTCATGTAATACTCATTAGCCCAATCTTCATTTATCTTGGCATCTCCAAGTTTTTCTCGAACATCATTTGGACTATATGCACCAGATCCAACAAGTCCGCTAATATTTGCAGATAGCTTCAATATATCCTGCACCTTGATTGTACTTGTATCAATTTCAATCCGATCTCCTTTGATATATTCATCATAAGAAATCGTCTTTCTATTTAACTCTTGTTCTATCACTTTTGCATGTGGCGCAATAACAAGCGTTATCATTTCGTCAAACACTTGATCAGAGTTTGTGATATTACCATAGAAAATTGATTGCGGAATCTTGAATATCTGTGCTACGGTATCAAATATATCTTTTCTTAGATTACGAATATCATCAGAATTTTGTGACGAACCCTTTGCAAAATCTGTAATTGATGTCCCTTTATATTTCGGCATTACAGCATTAGGTGATGTCATAAATGACTTCATGCTTTCCTTTAGTTGTTCTTTATATTTTTTCTCATCATCTTCACTTCCAGTCTTAACAGACTCTAATTCAAGTAGAAGCTTCATGCCATTTTTATTCTTATATGTTTCTAAAGCAAATTTCATCAACTCGCCATATTCAGAATACATAATTTCAACATATTTCTTTAATTCGATATTTTCGAAATTAAAGTGGAAAATATCACCTTCTGAATAATTCTTGTTTAGTGTTAAAGTATCAATCACAATTCCACTATACTTATTCTCTTTCATTGGATATTTTTTTATCGCGTAACTATCTGCTACTTGATAATTCATAAATCCATTTCTTTCATATGGAATTACAATTGCTCCATTTTCGCACTCGTAAGAATTTCTTATAACCTTTTGCCAGAATTCTGCAGCAGTCATATTTGCATTTGGTGATAAGTTCATTGCAAAGGTAAATTCATTCGGTGCCTCTTTTCCTTTCACATATCGTTTTATCTTACATCTGCTTAATAAATCTGCAATCGTTGACATTGCGATATGTAGCGCAAGTTCTTTCATGCCAAGGCCATCTCGAATTTCCTCTGATTTTATCGCCAATTCTAAAATAGAATATCCGTTATTTTTTCGACCCAAAAAATCAAACAGTCCCATTTCTCCCTCTCCTTTCTAAAACGTCCAAACTTCAGGAACAACAGTTGACCGTCTGTTATCCACTAATTTATCAACACATGTCATTGAATGGACATATGCCATAAAGAGGTCGTTCTTACGACTTCGACGTTCTATTTTGTCATACTTGTAATTTCCGTTTGCCGCAGGTATCAACTTCGTGTTGTTGATTGACCATCTAAAGCATGGATCATCACCAGCACATAACTGGTGATTTACAAATATTGAATTGATTGGTTGGATTGCCAGCATAATATCACTTGGCCTAACCAACTTCACCAGTTCTTTATCGCTTGCATTAAATCCAGCGTGTTCAAATGCTTCTCTTAATGTACTCCATCTATAACTATCCACTGCCAGCATTACAATGTTGAATTTAAACGAAAGTGCCCAATCAACAATCAACTCTGGATAGATTTCGACATCATCAATCACCGTCAAGCAATCATTCATTTCAAATGTTTTTATAGCATCTTGATTAATGTGGTCCCAATCTCCTGATTTTCTACATAGCCAAGCATGTTTCACTGTGTAATATTTATTTTTTTCAAAGTCTCTAAATGTAAAACACGCGCCTGCCATATCAGTGGTCTTTGTAAAGTCCACGCCCAAAATGCAAGGCATCTTCCGAAGTTCTTCCAGTGGTGGAAGCTCTTGATTTGTGGCTTGAATATTTTCCCAGGATGTAACTGGGTCTTCTTTCTTTTCAACAGGTAAATTCATTCGCAATGACATAAACGATGAATTTGTAACAGGGTCCTTTTTATACTCTGCATATTCCTTTTCAATTTCATCCTTTAAACTTTTAAAGTAATCAATTGATGGATTGGCCATAATCCAATTCTTTGGATCGTGTACTTCCTCTTTATCATTCAATGAATAAATAAAAAATAACGTTCCGTTATCAAAAACGCCATTAAACAAGATTTCATCTGCATCATTTAAATATTTATCTAATGGGCCGCCACGCTTATCTCCATTTGTAGAAGTCATTAAGCTTCTTGGGTCAGATCTTGCATTTCCATTCATATCAAACTTCTGCTTACCTAATCCAGTTCTGAATACCCTAATATTTCCCCAATCATCAAATTCTTCAACTTCATCCAGATATACCATGCCAGAACGTAGACCTTGCTTTGACTTTGGACTATTTGTTCTATAGCGTAGAACAGATTTTGTTGTTTTATTTACAATTCGTTCTTTTGTCCAGGTCCATTTATCTTGGTAAATTTCAGGATGTGAATCCATCATTTCAAAAATATCATTGAATGATGTTTTAGCCTGGTCTTCTGCAGTTGCACATGTATCGATGTCATATCTTACGATTCCATTTACCGGTGTCATCAGGCAAAAGAATTCAAAGGATGCATATCCGTTTTTTCCATTACCACGCCCAAGATATAAATATAAATCTGGCCATCGAAGGCTTTCGTCCGAAATCCTTCTGACACAGTTATGCAAAACAAAAG